GGCGGTAGCGGCGCAGGTAGTCAACGGTTGCGTCGTGTGTTGAGTTTCCATGTACTTCCTTAGCGCCTCCCGAGCGACAAATTGGATCTTCAGTCCGTTGCGGTTGCAGAACTCCTTGAGGTCTTCATGGAGCTGCGTATCGATGGTGACGACTCGCGTCATCTTTTCTTTTTTCATGGGTATTCTGTAAGTCTCTTGATGTATCGGTTTCTCTCGGCCGGTTTGGCGTCGATCATGTACTGCAAAGCACCACAGGCGTTCAGACTTGCTGTGTGTTCCCAGTCCTCCTTCTTGTCGTACAATTCATGCCATCGCTCGTTGGAAACGACGACAACTTGTCCGGTTCGCTTGTGCTTGAACACGAATGCTGCTGGTCCGATTGGGACGTTCATTTTCCCTCCAACCATTTTTTGAGGTCATGGAGTTCATCCACTTTGACTTCAAGTTCTTTGATCCGCTTGTTCGCTCCAACCAGTTGCCGCTCCAACTGACGGGCGAAGCCGATCTTCACGAACTGCTGGAACGCCACGGTGACAACCGACTGCCGATCTGTGCGCGGGGTTTTGCTTCCGACCATTTTGTTGGCGTTAACAAGATGGTTCACGGCTTCACCACCTTCCCAATCTTAGCGTCGTCCCATCCTTGCAACAGGTTGTCCATTCGGATGGTCCTCATGCTCGGAGATGGCGGATTGATGAATGCGTACATTGCGTTGCCAGCTATTTCGAGTTCTCGGATGCGCTCATCGTAGAACTTCCTCTCACCTTCGATCTTGTCCCACAGAGCGCGGAGACGGTTTTCGAGTTCGGTAACGTGCTGCTTGAGAGCTTCGTTCTCCTTCGACATGTCTCCGATGGATTTGTACAAGCGTGCGTGCGCTTCGTATTCGGGGTTCATCGCTTGTTCTCCTTTGCTCGCTGCCATGCATTGGCCAGCAGCCGATAGTTTGAGTCAGAAATGGTACCGTCCCTCAGCCACTCAAGCAGCTCGTCGCCAGTACTCTTGAGTAGCTTGATCCGATCTTGCAGGTACTCGACCAGCTCCTTCAGCTCGTTCACATCGGATTGAAGCTCGCGCTTCTCTTCCGACAGCTTGAGACAGGTCTGCTCCCACGTTGGCGGAGGTGTTCCACGCATCATCTCAAGCATGCCCGTGTTGTTGATTTGGCTCATTTGCACTCCTTCCATTTGAACTGAGTCGGACCTCCGCCAGCGCATCTAACCCACTCAGCGTGTCCTGATTTGACTGCTGCTTCCTGATCTATGTGCCGCGTCATTGAACCGCCCACCATGAATCCAATTACAAACACCACTGAGAGTATCATGCCGTTCGTCAGTGCGTCTGAGTAGAATGCGGTTACGTTTCTCACGGCAACGGCCCTCCATTCTCCCACAGCAGCAGATCGGCGCGGAGAGCGTCGTTCTCTCGCTCTAGTTGGGTGATGCGCTCGTTCAGTTTCTTAATCTCGTTAGCTGCTGCATCCATCATTATTGCGCGGTTGAACCACCCCACTTCTCGAAGTGACTGAGCGTCATTTCGCAGTTGTTCTTCGAGACTCACGGCTTGGCCTCCCCTCTGGCTTTGTTCCACAGATCAACTTCGTATCCAAAGCTTAGTTCGTAGGCCATCAAGTCACCTCCTGTTTCAAGCGCGGCAACGTAGTCATACAGCTTTGAGATGCGCTCATTGGCCGCGTTGAGTTGGCGTTCAAGTTGGCGAGCGAATTCTGCGTCAACAGAACCAAGTTTTGTTATGGGTTCGTCTTGCGATTCATACTCCTCCGCATCCGTCCTCGGGGTGTCGCTGATCATTTTCGTGGCGTCAGGAATATGATCGTTCATTTCGATTCCTCCACCTTCACCATCGGAACAAAATCCAGACTGTTGCTCTCGTCGATTGTGATGCCCCAGTTGTTCCTTCGGCAGCACAGCTCGGTTGCGTTGTAGACCTCCATCATCGTCTGCTCGGGTAGGTAGATGGACAGCAGTCCTTTGAACGTGAGACGTACAGTCTCTGATTGGTTGTCGCTCATTTCGCCTCCTGCAATGCGTTGTGAATGTGCGGAAACTCGACAGCGAAGATCGTGTCGCGGATAGCCTCGGCGATGCGGCGATGCTCAAGCTGGGTGCCTTTGGCGCAACGCTGCTCAAGGTAGTGAATCCATGAGCGAATGTTGCCGGTCATGTACAGCGTGGTTTGAGTGCAGAGAGGAAGAACCATGCGAGCGGTTTCGCGGCTCACGCCTTCTTGCAGGAGCCGACGATAGGTTTTAAACGCAAAATAGACCACCGCTTTGACTTCATCATGCGCCCACTGCTTCTCATAGCTGTCACCACTCCCCTGACGGTTCTTCAAATCCTGGGTGCGGAGTTCGACAGGTTCAGCTTCATCAATCGGCGCATACCGTTGGCTGAACTCCTGAAAGCAGAACGAGCGGTGACGAATGATCTGAGCGGATATCGCGCGGCTCGTCTGAATCTCGACGGTCATCGACGCCTGCTCGAAGATGCTCCAATGGCCATGCTTGATGCAGTAGGCCAGTAGTTTTGGAGCGGTGAGCAAGCTCATCTGATTCGACGGATTGCTGACACGGGCGGCGAACGTGATGAAGTCGCTGGCGGTCAGGTTACCGTCGCCGACAAGGGGTTTGGTGATAGCTACAAGTTTGACTCTCATGGATGCGAATTGGATGCGTTAGGATTGATTGCCGAGCGTTATCGCGGAATGCGCTCCCCTCCGTGCGTTTGGGTTAGAACGGCTTTTCCTCGGCGTCGGGAGCCGTGGCGATGGCCTTCATGGTCTTGATGCGATAGGCCTTCTTCTTCTCGCCATTGGATTCGTATTCTTCAGCACGGACAACAATGGCCAGTTCAAGACCGATCATTCCACGGAGGAAGTTCGCGTAGCTGCCCTTCACTCCAAGGAAGTCCACTTCCGTTCCGTCGGGAACATTGTGGTTCGTTGCAGCGACAAGCTGGTTCACACGGAACCAGACGTTCTCCTGGTTGATGAAACGGTCAGCGATGCCCGCTCCGTCATCGGTTGCGAACGTCACCTTGCAGACCTCGCGGCCCTTAGCATCGAGCGTTTCCTCGACCTTCATCACGGTGACGGTGTACTCGCCTTCGGCATTGATGTAACTGCCTCCAGCGTCCTTACGGTTGACTTTGAACATAATTGTTAGGCTTCGATTTTGGTTTAGTTTTCCGATTTATTCAGCACCCATTTTGGGCATGAAAGGGTAATGGTCGTAGTCGGATAGGCTGGCCAACTGTCCAGTGCGCGGCATTCGTGGAGCGTTGAGATTGCCTTCCGGCGAAGGTTCTCACCGGCCTGAAGCCATTCGGCGTCGAGGCGATAGATTCCAACGGCGTACGGGGCTTTGCGTTCGACAGCGACGAAGACGAAAGACTCTGCTCCGGTCATGGCCAGATAATGCGCGGCTTGAATGTGGTATCCGAACGTGGAGATGGTTCGGCTGAACGCTTCAGGTGATGCGTCGTCCGTTGTTTTCACATCCACCAGGATTGCTGGTTCTTTAATCCACAGATCGGGACGGGCCTTCAATGGAATCTGGGTTTCTGCATCTTCAGCAAAAACGCTCGCTTCGATTGAGTGTTCATAATTGATGATGTCCCAGAACTGATGCTTTCGAACGCTGTTCGCGACTCCCTGCACATCAATGTCCTCAGCGTGGCTGAGATGGATGCGGCTCTTATGCTGCTCCTTCCACGCTTTGCCCTCCTTGGTTCTGTGGTCGATATCCGGCGGAATCACGGCGACAACCTGTGAGTACAGATGCGGTTCGAGAACAGCGGTATGAATCGCCGTGCCAAGCTGCATCGCCTTGCTCGGCTCCTGGTGTTCCTCCAGCGCGGCTTTGTAATGGGCCGGTGACTTAAGGATCTTGGACATCATGGACTTGGAGAGCGCATCAACGGCGTGATACTTCTCGGCTGGCATGTCCCAGTTAACGTGTCGGTTTTGAATGCTCATTCGATGGTCGGGCTTGAGAACGCTTTGGCCTTGATGAGGAAACCATCGGCGTCGCTGATGATCATGTTGGCCACCTTGGTCGAGACATCGCGGAAGTTTTGACCTTCCTTGATCAGGTTCTTGCTGATGAGGAACGCATTGGCGATGTCGCTGTGCGGTTCGAGAATCTGCTCCAGCTTCTCGACAAGCGAGAAGGCCGATTCTGGTGTCACATTGACCGTCTGGCGCGTCGGAGTGGGTTGGGTGGGTGTCGGAGTTGTATTGAAGTCGGCGGCTTCCTCGGGCGTGTACACGCCAGCGACAACCTCGGGAGCGAGCATGCGGATAGCCTTCGAGATGCAGCGAGCGCGGAGCATCGCCGACGGATCTTTCTGCCAGCCAGATCCTGGCTTTGCTGGTAATAGGCCAGCTTGCTTCGCATCTTCTGCGGTGAATCCGATTTCGCATTCGTTGCCGTCGTACTTCCAGATGCCAATCGCGGCAGTCGAATCGAACTGTTTCCAGATGACCTTGCCGCCGCGAGTCCGGTAACCGGCAAGCATCGCGTCCGACCGCATCGTCAACGAACCGTTGACCAGATGAAACTCGCGCTTGAAGTCGAACGGAGTCTTTCGAGTGGCCAGACACTCAAGGGCAATCATGTTCCCTTGCTCATCCTTTTGGCAGTTGAAGACTCCGCTCCTGGCAATCCAAGACCCGAGTTCCTTCACCGCATCAAGCGATGTTCCGATGCGGGAGTAGAACTCACCGCTGTCAGGGCTGACCGCAGGTGTCAGCGATTGCGTTTGCGACGGTACTGCCACCGTCAGACTGGTTTGTAGGTTGCTGCTCATTGTTTGTGTTCTCTAGTTTTGCTTCTCAGACACATCCGCCTAATTGGGCGGACAAAATTCAGACTGGTTGATCGGGATATTTTCGGTGGTGTTCCATGTGGCACTTTCGGCAGAGCCATCGGACATCAAGCCAATGCTCTCGCTCGTAAGAGTCGTGGTGAGCCTCTGGTTTGCATTGGTTTTGGCATTTTGAGCAAGAAGTTGGCCTCAGCAATTGTTCAGCTTTTATTGCTTTCTGAACAGCGATCCTTGCTGCATGTTTGTGTGGAAATCGTTTTTCATAAATTCTGGTGTTAACGTTGTTTCTTTTGATCAGCGCGGAATATTTAATCGGATCAGATTTTATTTTTGCATAACGCTGACGACCAATCTCTCTTAACTTTGGGACGTCTCGATCTGCATATTTTCGTTCTTTCGCTTTAATTTTTTCGAAATTCAAAACGCGATACTGGACTCCATACTTCAAAATCGCGTCCCGGTGATTGGCGTAATATTCAGCTCGCTTCTTGAGATATTCTTCGCGGTTTTTTGCGTATCTGTCTTTGACGCAATCTTTGCACCAGCATTGTTTTCCAGATTTTCTGGAACGATCTATCCCAAAGCATTCCGAAATCTTCTCCGTGCCGCATTTGGGGCAACGGTAGGTTTCGTTAACCTGCTGAGCTTGCGTGGTCATGGTTTCAATTCCTCCTGAACCTTTGGCTTTCTGGCGTACGGGTTCACTTCACCCTTCATCAGGCGGCTTTCCAGAATCGCCGCAATGTCGGCTTCGGTGAACAAGATCCGTCGGCCAACCCTTCGATGCTGGATTCCATCCTGGCGAACGATCCGTCGGAGCGTCTCGGTGCAAATCTGAAGCATCGCTGCCGTGGCTTTTGCGGTGTAAACTTTCATGCGAAAACTGCTGCAATCAGGTGATAGTCACGGGCGAAATCCAAAAACACCCTGTCGCGTTACCTCAACGCGCTCTACGCCTGATTGCAGGAAATTGATCATTGTTGCGAACGTAGTGTTGCAGTTGCTTTGAGTGGAGTCAACAGCTTTTCGAAAACATTTTCAGCTCCATGCCTGGGCAACCATGTTTTCGATGGTGTTCGCTGGCTGCGGAGGGCTGATTTTGCTGGGTTTTCCAGGCGTTCTGCCAAGTATTTCATTAAGCTCCTTAGTCCATCTTCCGGGTTCATTTTCGTCCTCTTCCATCTCCTTCGCATCGGAATACAGGTCGGCCATCTGCTTGTTCAGCCGCTTGATTTCCTTCAAGGCCTTGCGGAGTTCTGAATCCATCGCCGCAACCCGACGCTCCAATGCCCGATGCTCGACCAGGATCATCGCATCCTTCGAGTCATCATGCGCCGGAAGCCAGTCGCAGCCCTTCCACATGCGGTGAACCTTGTCGAAGACCAAGACCTTCGATTTCGGATGGCGCATGCTGTTGAACGCCCGTATCGCCCGACCCATGTCGCACTGCATGTTCTCGGCAATGTGGGCCAGAACTTGGCTGCGATTCGGGTCTGCGTCGTGATGCAGCGGCGGCATCAATCGGAACATGCTGCGGTGGGTTGCCCCGTTTTCCAGATAGCTCATGCGAACTTAGAATGCACACTTCACCTTGATTTTGTCAACACCCCAAAGGAGAACTTTTATCGGTACCACTTTCTATTCCTCAAAAGCTAGCATGACTACCGCTATCTCCCCTATTGGGAGTTAAATAACTCCCCATAAATAGGGAGTACAATTCCGCTGACGCCGCTTGGCTTGTACCGCCTCCTGACGGGGCGGACGCCATCGGCTGCGGAATTGAAACCCCTCGAACGCCGCTCAATCGCTCTATCGAATGCTGTTCAAACGCTCTAAACGACGCGCTGATGCGTTTTGATTGCTGGATGGTGTGATGACAGCGGACATGGGTTTTGATGCGCTAGAATCGAATCGGTCGGATGACCTAGTTCTGACTGTGGATTGGTGGCCGACGGGACATCTAACTTTCTACGCGGTGAAAAGTTCTCGCGCAAGAGTTCGATACGCTAACTCGGCGGTAGCGGGGACGACACCGTTTCCAAGGAGACGAAGTTCGTCGGTTCGATTGTCCGTGGCGACGCACAGCTCGGCATAGTCCATCCGACCGGAAGACCCATCAGGGTTTCGACCCAGCGAGGGTTGAGTTTGCCAGATATCTGATTGCTCAGTCCGATCTGCGTCGATTTGCTGCTTCGCCTGTCGCTTGTGTCTGGTATTCTCCACAACTCTGGGCGGCTCCCATTTGTACTGCTGCTCTCCAGGACGGCTCGGCCATGCTGCTTGATAACCACCGTCGTCAGACTCTCCTGACTGCCCTTCATACCGCGTGAACGATCCTGAAAGCCCTGACGCACCTCTGAAGCCACTGGAGACGGCCATGATGAAGACCCGCTTGCGTTGGTGCGGTGCGCCGACTTCAGCCGCTGAAAATATTCCCCACGTCGTTCTGTAACCCATTCCTGCCAGGTCTTCGATGACGTCGGACAGCCCCAAGCTGACATGTCCTTCGACGTTCTCAAAGAAGCAGATCCTTGGTTGGAGAATCCGAATTCCCCTTGCGATGTATGGCCAGAGATGTCTCGGGTCGTCCGCTCCTTGTCGCTTTCCTGCGGCTGAGAACGGTTGGCAAGGATATCCGCCAGTGAGGATATCCACGCATCCGCGAAACGATTCCCAAGGGAAGGTCTTAAGATTCGGCCAAACAGGTGCTGGCTCCAAGCATCCCGATTCCATTTTCGCAACCAGGTTCGCAATGGCAAAGGCTTCGACCTCACAAAGAGCGATTGAGCGCAAATTTGGGATTGCTCGCTTGATTCCAAGCTCAATGCCTCCGTATCCAGCGCAGAGGCCAACGTGTGTAACTGCTTTGGAAGAATCCATGTATCGCTCATGTTGAATGGTTTGCCTTGGTCCGCTCCGGCGTAGGGTAAACATCATAATCCTCCGGCACTTCGACCGGGACGACGCGGATGCGCCCCTGAGTGTACTCGCCGGGGTTAAGTTCTCGCGCTGTCGCTTCGGCTTCCTTGCGCGTGGGGTATTCGAGCGTTCGATAGCTGACGACCCGTTCTTTCAGATCGGACCAGCCAATCGCGCCGCTGACCTGAACTTTGAAGCGGGGCGGGGCGAATAGATTGCGGCTCATTGGCCAACCTCCTCTTCGCTGACCAATCCATTGCGCTCTAGCTGCTCAATCGCGCGCTGGAGATAAATCGCGTTGTCCAATGTCTCCTCCAGCGCATGACGCAGCCACGCGCGGAGAGGTAATGGGTTGTCGCTGACGGTCGTGCCGTACTTTTCGATGCCGCGCATCTGGCGTTCGGCGATAAGCTGGCACACGCGGAGTTCGGTTCCGCTGAGGTAATCGGCTGGGTCGTTGCTCATGGATAGAGTCCTCCGTTACGAATCAGGTTGATGATCAGTTCCGAGTCGTCGATCAGCTCTTGGCGGCGACGCTCGCCCTCGCCCGTCGGATCGACCGAGATGTACGCGCGGACATAGAAAAGCGCGTTCTGGAGGTTGATGAGAGCATCCGACACCTGATCAAGGCGAATAGATGCTTCGAGCAGGATCGGCGACTGCAGCTTATCCGATAGGGTGTCCAGCGTGTAGATTAGATCCTGAAGACTTGTGTTTCGCGCCTCAAGTTGCGCGCGGGAAAGGCCGGATGGTTTCAAGGCAATTTCTCCTCGTCGGGGTTGCCCTCGAACGCGGGACAAATCCTGTCGCCAGCCTCGCGTTCGATAATGAGTTCCAGAATCTGCTCCCCATTCGCGGCGACGATGGAACAGATATGCTTGTCGTCGTCATAGATGCTCATGGGCGTGGCTCCATGTTCCTGTACCTCGCCCGTGATGATGGCGTTGAACAGATCGATGATCGTCTGAGCGTTGGTTTTGCTGCTTATGGTTAGTTTCATTGGTTCTTAGGGTTTCAACGGGCGGTGAAATGATGGGTTTCGGTGAAAATACGGTTCGATTTATCCATTGATTGAAGCTGGCGCATGACCCGGCGGCCATACGCGCGCGTGGATGATCTTTTAAGGGCTTTTGGCCCACCTTGCCAGAGTCGAGCTAAAGATTCGTCGCTGAGATGCTGGCCGTAATGCGCGAAGTAGGACTCCGCGATAAAAATTGAGATGGCGCGGTTCGTGACTTGGTTGTGTGCGTAATGCGTTCCCATGATGCGGTTGATATCGCGGACCATGATCGATTTGATCTGCAAGGCGCCGAGTTCGCCGTGACGGCCTTTGGCTTGATCGTTGCCGCCTGACTCAATCTGAATCAGGGCTGAGAGGAGGAGTGGATGCATGGTTCAATCCTCAGTTTTCCAATGTCCGATTTCCTTTTGTTTCTGGTTTACGTTGACCAGTCGCCATGCGCCACAAGGGCAGACTTGCTTCACCGTCGCCCAACCATGCGCGCGGGGATTCGGACGGGCGGATTCTACAGGGCCAACGAAACAGCGACTGATGAATGTTTTTGGCTTGTGGATATGCTTCATAGCTGGCCTTTCGCTTTGGCAATGATTTCGCGCGCGTAGTCCAAATCCTCGTCGTCGGCCATAGGGTGAACCAGGCGTTCAAGCGCGGCCAATAGCTCAGGCGCGGAGGCGATTAGGCGGGCGTTGGCTTTCCAATGCGTCGCATCGTCGCAGATGCTGGCAATCGTGACTCCATTGTGGACGCTGGCGTCGTGCTTGTTGTAGCCCAGATGCCACGGGCCGGGGGTAAATTGGGTTTTCATTGCTTTTCCCTCCCCTTCGCCTTGGCGATTACGGCAAGCGCCTTAGCTTGTGTGCCGCTGTAGTCGTACGAAACGCGCTGAAACTCTCTCAAAAGTTGCCTTAGAACAGCAAGCAACTCAGGCGCGGCAGCAATGAGATTTGCATTAGCCTGTCGCTCGGATTCTGGGGTTTCATCGTCCGCCCAATGGTTGGTTGCGTAGCAAATAAGAGCGTCGCCAGCGCGGACGTTAAGGCCGGTTGTATGCCATGGACCAGAGGTGAATTGGGTTTTCATGGGGTGTTCAATCGTTGCAGGTTTCGGAGATAACCGCGAAGGCGCGAGAACCGTCGCAATCCCGGCGAAGATCGGCGGTCGACAGGTAGAGGTATTCGCCATCGTCGCATTTGATCGAGCGTAGGCGGACCGTCTTGCCGATTATGCGGCGCGTCCGAGCTTCCCGACGGACCGCTTTACGCGCGTCACGATGGGACGATGCAAACTCGGGCGAGGTATGGTTGAAGCCGATTTTGTATTTCATGGATGCTCAGGCGTTGGTGACGCTGTATTCCGACGCGAAACGAAGGCCTTCCGCGCGGCCTGATTCAAAACCGCCCAGGACGATTGACTCGCATGCGGAGTCCGATAGTTGTCGGGAAAAGGCGTTCCAATGTTCGCGCGCGTCGCAATGCGGAATGCCGCATTCACGGTGCAGGATATGCGCGAAGGAGGAATAGAAGTCGTCGCGGACCTCGCTGACCTGATCGTCCATTCCGATTGCGCGGAGCAATTCCGCATCCATTCGGTCTAGGCGCATCAGCGGAAGAATTGATTCGACAGCGAAATCACGCGCGTCCGCCCAGGCTTGCTGGTATGCGTTGGTTTTAATCCATAAAGAGCCGTCTTCAAAAAGGTGATAAATCGATGCGTCGCCGCCCGATCCTTCGCGAAATGATTCGCTGATGTTATCCGCGAACGGGGGGAGAGTTTCGAGTAAATCCTGTTCTTCAGGCGCGAAACTATCGTCCATTCGGTAATTGTGGCGCACATATGCGAGCGCGGATTGCGGGAGGTTGTCAGCGTCAAACGACGACAGAACCGAGTCGCGTGCAATGATGCGTTCGAGAATGGGAATAAGTTTTGAATTCATGATTTGGATTTGTTGCGGATAGATTGGCCTACCCTTTCGCGTCACCGCCAGGAGCGATGGCGCGCGGAGGATAGGTCAACGATTAGAACATTTGAACGACAACGCCGCCGTTGAACTCGACAACTTGGGTATGGTTGCGGAGCCACTCCAGAGCCTCCGGTTCGCAGTCCGCGTCATCTCCGCAGACTTCATCGAAGCCGTATTCCTTCGCGGCAGCAAGCGCGGAGGGATATTCTGCCCACTCGCAGCAAATCGCGATAGGGTCGAGTTCGAGTTCGACTCCGCAATCGTCCTCGTAGTTCTCCAGATAATCGAAAAGAGCGAACAAAGCGGCGCGCGTGAATTGACTTTCGCGGCCAGCGGCGCGGAAAGAATCGACGAATTGATAACTTGTGACGGTTTGCTTCATGGTTTTTTGCTTTTGATTCGGGCTTGATTACCCGCGCAACCTACCGTTTCCGATAGGCTGGCCGGGGAATCAATCAATTCGGGAAAGGATAGCCCTCAATGTTCGCTTTAGTTCGTCCCGTTGCAGTTCGCTGAACCGTACCGCTTGCGCGCGGATTTGATCGGCTTCCTTGCGCGCATCGAAAAGGATTTTGTCACGCTCGCGCATGGCATCGGCGCGCATTTCCGCGCAACGGCGCGTGCAATCTTGGATTGAGGCGGAGGCTAGAACTCCCGGCGCGAAGTCCGAGCGAATATCGCTTTCGATGAATGGGATTTGTTCTCGGAGCCAATCGCCGCAATAGGAGCTGGAGCCGAGTTGATCGGCGGCGGCGGCGAGGATTTGGATTTCTTCGGATTTGGATTTCATGGGATTTGATTCGGCGGGTAATTCGCCGCCGCAATCCACTCTTTCGAATGGATTGGCGCGGGGAATCAATGGCGGATAATTCCGGCGGCGCGCATTGCCTTGCGCCAGTATTTGTCGCGCGACGGCGGATTCGACTTGTCAAAGTGAAGGGATTCGGTCCGTTCGCTTGCGTCGCGATAGTTCGTTTCGGAATAGGACGAAAGCCAATCCCATCGGGAACCGTCGCAAGGGGACGACGAGGGGACGGGATGTTCGCGCATCAATTCGACCAGCTCGCGGAAGGTGACAGGCTCCGATTGAGAGATGAATCCGGCGTCGTCGGACTCCCCGAATTCGGCGGATTCTGGCGTGACGACTTCAAAGGTGCGGGAGATGAGGATCATGGGATTTGATGCGTTGAAATTATCGTGCGGCGAGCATGGCGGATGTTTCGACTTCATGGACCGACAGGATAAATCCTTTGCCTGTCGGAACCGTAAGGTATTCGCCGTTGCTCAATTCGGCGTGGCATTGGCCACGCTCAATCGAACCGTAAAGCTTCACGATTGGCTCCGGGGAATTACCGGAAACGTAGTGTGAGGATTCATGGGAGCGGGGAAAGGTTCGACGGACTTTTGAACCGGGGGCAAGGTAGCAGTTTGCTTTCATGGGATTTGATTGATTGAGGTTTAGAATTGAGAACGGAAAAAGAGAACGTAGAAAGCGGCGGCGGTTGCTGCGTAGATGGCGGATTGGATTAGGATGGAAGCGAGTTTGCGTTTCATGGGGATTTAGGCGGTGACGGATTCGACAAGGTAAAGGCACCAATTTTCCGGTTCGTCGGACTTCGAAGGCCTATCGCCGAAGATGGTGATGGTGCCTTCGATGTTGTCCCAATCGACATCCCATTGATTCGATCGGAGCCATTGGGCAGCTGCTTCGATGTTGGAGACGGTGACGGTGGGGCATGATGCCGTCGCAATCGACTGGTCGATGGCGGTGAGGATTTGTTGGGATTCTTTGGTGGGGATTGACTCGGTGCTGCTCATGACGGGGAGACGATAGACCGGGGTGGGGCGGGGCGTCAACAAAGAAAAGTAAAAATTATTTTGGAACCTGGTTGAGGCCCACCGGTTGGAAAAACTGGGGGCGTTGAAAGGCCTTGCGGGACACTACCTAGCGTCGCAAGGTACTTGGCATGAAAGAGAAGCAATGGGAAAAGGCCAAGGCTTTGTATCTGGCGGGAAAGTCATGGAAAGCGATTTCAGACGAAACGGGACTAAATCAATCAACGCTCATGAGCAAGGCCTCACGGGAAGATTGGACGAAGTTTAGGAAAGGGATGAGGGACACAATCTCTTCTAAAGAGATTCAATCCTTAGAGTCGCTGTCGGCTCTCGTCCGAAACAAGCTCGCTGCCGATGCCGCATCGACGCTCGAACGCATCGAAGGCTATTCGTTGGACGGGATAAAGGATGAATCCACACGTGAACAAATCCTTGGAAGCGTTGCGAAGCGGTCCGCTTTGGTTTTCGGGTGGTCCGAAACTGGAGAGCAAGCGAGTGTCTCAATCAATTTGTTGGGTTCGATGCCTGACCGTGGAGTCGAAGAAATCCGAGTCACTGGAGAACATGGTTTGAAGTAAACATAACTGTGATTGTGCATCGTTGGGTAACTTATGGACTGAATAAGTTTTGCTAATGACAGAAAAGGATTGTTTTTCCTAGGGATTGGCACAGTTTTTGAGTGGAGGCCTGGCACCCCTTTTGCGGGTGGGCTTCGTTTACGATACCCCCCTCAAAAATTTTCCGACTTTTTGACCATGATAAACAAAATTGAAATTGGTCAAACTATTACTCTCACCTACTGCGAGCAGAAGTTGGCCCACTTTGTCGCTCGTCATCGCAACGGAAACAATCGTCATTTCAACGTGGCGAATCTCAAAATCAGCGCGCAGTCGCCTCTGACCGTGGATTTGGAGGGCATAGCTGGCGAGATTGCTTTCTGTCGTCTGTTCAATGTGTATCCAGACCTAGATACGGATCGACCACCTCCGCATCCGTTCTACGACGCGACAATCCCGCCGCCTCCAGGCTATCGCATCGATGTCAAGACGACCAAGTACGACAACGGAAAGCTGCTGGTGGACGCGCGCAAGGACAGCGTTAAGACCAGCGCGGTTGATTTCTATGTGCTGATGACCGGCACTTTCCCAGGTCCGTACACCTATCGCGGCATGATAGCGCGGGAGATAATCATCGCCCCGCATCGGATCGAGACGATCAAGGGTTATCGCTCGTACGTCGCCATCCAGAGCGAACTCGTGGCCAACCCCATCGACGCCACATTTTAATTGACGCGATAAGCGTTTCTACTGCTCCATCCGGCGCAACGACCTTAAGCAATGCGTCCGCTTGGTCAGCGAATGCACACCGTCTAAGCGGCAATGACACTCCGCATGCAGCAGGTTGGATAATCAGCCACCGTGTGGTGGATGGATGGCCAACCACAATGTCGGTTTAACGTCGGTTTAATTTTTCATCTCATGTCTTGTCCTAATGTCTTCAACGCCTTTGCGGTGGCTACCGAGTCACTCGCTCAGGACGTTTACAAACGCGCCTCGTACCGCTCGATGTGGCTCAACATGATCGAGCGCGGCGAGTATCCTCAGGGTACTGGTCTGACCCAGACCTCGTTCACCACCACCTCCATCGAGCCGACTGCGGCTGAAGAGTGGTCGGCCATCACGCTCGCCAGCGGCGAGAACGGTGGCGCTTGCGATGTCACCTACAACGACGTTCCGGTCGGCTACAATGCTGTTACCTGGAGTCCTGAGCGTTTCGCCCTCAAAGGTCCGCTCCTGTGTAAGGACGATCTGACCTTCGACCATCGCGTCGAGGCGTTCCTGCGGGTGTACTTGGAGAAGCTCTCGATCCGCGCTCAGCGCACTTGGGAGACTCGCTATCAGAACACCTTCGCCAAGTTCGCTATCAAGGCTGTGGCCGACTCGTCCTTCACTCAGGTTGAGACGATTCCGTCTGGCGTGAATGAGTTCCCCTGGATTCAGACCGGATCGGCTGGTCAGGCTCTGAATCAGTCCACCTCCGAGCTGACTCAGGAGATGCTCGATGTCGCTGCTGCCACGCTGATCCGCAATGGTGCTACCAATCCTGATAGCTCCGGTTTCATCAGCTACTCTAGCGATGGTCCGATCTTCCCGCTGTACATCGGCTTGGAGGCTTCGCAGCGCATCGCTCAGAACAACCCCGCGTTCCGCGAGGACCTGCGTCAGGCCGACATGGGTCAGGGCGAAGGAGCGCAGTTGCTCAAGCGCATTGGTGCGAATCGGGTGATTAAGAACTTCCGGCATGTGCCGAATCTGTTCCCGCCCCGCTTCACCTACGCCGGTGGCAAGTACACGCTGGTTCAGCCGTTCACCAGCTCCAGCGGCACGAAGGGTACGGTGTTCAGCGTCAACCCGAGCTGGGTGACTGCTCCGTACGAGGCTGCGTTCATCGTTACCCCGTATGTGTTCAAGTCTCACATCGTCCGCCCCGTGAATCGGGTTGGCGACTTGAGCTGGATGCCGACCAACTACATGGGCGAGTGGCAGTGGGTGACTGGTGCCTACAAGCTCGATGTGGATTGCGCCGATCCGCTGGAGAAGAAGGGACAGCACTACGCCGAGTTCATTCATGCCTCGGAGCCTGTTTTCACGAATCAGGGCATGACCATCATCTTCCGTCGTTGCACCGGCGCTTTAACCACGATCATCTGTTCGTAATCGAGCTGGTGATTCACAGACCCGCAGGTCGAAAGGCTTGCGGGTTTTTTCTTTTCCGCTATCGTCGCCGCCGGATTGACTCATAGGTTGTTTGTCTAAAAGCCGCTACACGCGGCAACCCCTCATCGGCTCGAAAGGCTGGTGGGGGGTTTTTCGCATTAGCCTTGACACCAACGACCACGAAGTGATGCTCCCTTCATGCCGGTATTTACCATTCCCAAAGGCGTCGAAATCCCCGAGAACTTGAAGGAAGGCGAGGCTTTCCAAACGATGGCGACTATCGTTCTTGGCAAGGGCGGAAAGGCTGAAGTCATCGAGATTGATGGCATGGCGATTCCTGGCTACGAGAAGAAGTCGAAGGGCAAGAAGATGGCCGAGCAGGGCGGGGAGTACGAGGAGGAGGGCGAGGAGATGGTTGAGGAGGGTGGAGGTGGCGGCGGATTCATCGCTGAAGTGATGCGCCGTGGCGCCGGTCCGATGGCTTAAATTCTAAACCGATATGGCAAACATCACATGCGACGAGGCGGAGACGCTGATCAATGAGGCGGCGTCGCTGGGGTGTCGTTCTCCGTGGGAGATTGAGCTAGCGAAGCTCGCTCTGGAGAATCGCATTGCGACATATCTTCAGGGCGGTGGCGCGACTCGCGGTGCGTATCGGAGCGTGACGACGAGCGGCAATGTGGTGAGCGGTGATTACTTCATCGTCGCTGATGCCACGGGTGGAGCGATTACGATGACCCTGCCTCCTGCGGCGCTTGTTCCGGGTCGGATCTATGTCTTCAAGCGCATCAATTCTGGCGCGAACACGGTGACTGTTGATGCGTACGGATCTGAGACGATTGATGGTGCGCTGACTCATGTTCTGTCTCCTCAGTGGAATTCGATTACGATCATTTCGAACGGAACGGCTTGGTACATCACTTCGCATCCGTTCTAAAATATCATGCCAATCATCTCCTGCACCCAAGCGGCTGATCTGATTGCCGAGGCTTATGGAGCTTCGTGCAAGAGTCCGCGCGAGCGTAATCTGCTGGAGATTGGCCTACTCTGGGAGGCTGCGACTCTTGGCGGAACGGCTGATATCACGGCGGACAACACGGTGATTACCGTGGACACGACAATCATCACGGCGGACATGACCGAATTTCTGTAACCCGAAACCAAACCATTTAATTCGATATGGCACAGCAAACCATCAATGTCGGAACGTCCCCCAATGACGGGACGGGAACGCCGCTGCGTACGGCTTTCCAGTACACGAACAGCAACTTCAGCGAGCTGTACACGGCTGTCGGCCCGAGCGGCAATAACATCGTTGTTCCTGGCTCCGCCACCATCACCGGCGATCTGACGGTGGATACCTCGACGTTGAAGGTGGTCAGTGCGAGCGATGTTGTCGGAATCAACACCGCATCTCCGCTTACCGGAAACGATGCTGGTCTTACGATTGGAGCTATCGGAACTGTCAAAGCCCTAAACATTGGGCTTCAAAACACGTTTGCTCGTTTGCGTGAAAAGGACGCTGTTGATGCGTTCGCAATCACGACGAACATGACCGGATCGAACAACCAAGACGATGCTACCAAGTCATCTTGGAAGGTGCGGATGGGTTTCGGAAACGGGAATGACAACTTCATAATTTCTCGTTCTGGCGTCGGAAGCACCACCTTCTACGATCTTTATTCTCAAACTACGGCGTCCGCTATCTGGTACGACGGCGCAGGCGGCACCCGAATGACCCTGAACTCCACGGGGCTGGGCGTGGGGGCGAGTCCGTCAGCCACGCTTGATATTCGCAAGAACGCTTCGGGTTCTCGGTTCCTTTCTTATCATACCGGAGGAAATGGAACTGTTACCGCTGGTGCCGACCTGAACGAAATGCGGTGCGATGATACGACCACGGCGTACAATCTGTTGAACGTTAATGTTCTTGGAACATCTCGATTCCTGATTACCTCCTCCGGCAACGTCGGCGTGGGAGGTAACGCGTCAGTAACTGGAATAGACACCGGAGTAGCACGTTTGTTTGTTGTTGCTCCCAACAGCAACACCGGAATGGCTGCAACTTTTATTGCAGACTCTGTTGGCCGTGGTTTGCTTGTTGCCGATCAGGGTAAAACCAATTCATTTGGTGTTGAGGTTGTAGCTGGTTTAGTAAAAACCGGCGGATTCACATCTGGAACAAGTGTTGCGTTATTTGCAAATGCTGTTGAACGCGCTCGCGTAAAATCAACCGGACAAGTCCGCTTTGTTCCTCTCGCCGCCGATCCTTCCGGTGCTGAAGCTGGTGATGTTTACTACAACAGCAGCAGCAATAAGCTAAAGTGCTACAACGGATCTACTTGGAACGACCTTTTCTAATCACCTTATGATTACTATCTCTTGGCTCATCGAACGCCTTCTCTGCAAACCCGTTGAAGGCACTCTCACCGATGTCGTAATCACCGCCGACTGGCGTTGCAACGGCTCGCAGGATCAGTACAGCGGCACCTGCTACGGCAGCGCGTCGTTCGCTCCTCCGACCGAGAACTTCACGCCTTACGATCAGTTGACTGAGGCGCAGGTGCTTGGCTGGTGCTTCGCTTCTGGCGTCGATCAGACGGCCATTGAGGCGAACGTGACGCAGCAGATCGAAAACCAGATCAACCCGCCGATCATCGCTCCGCCGCTGCCGTGGTTGCCTCCTGTGATGATCGTGCCTCCGATGTTGCCGCAGGTTGAGCCGCCGCTCGTCAATGCGGAAACTCCTGTCGCCGCTGTTGACGAACAGCCGGTTGTTTCGGATGCTCCGGCGGCATGATTAAAATCGAACTGACTCCCGAGCAAACGAACACCCTGCTGCAACTCATCGATATCGCCATCAAGGCTGGCGGCTTCCAGAACGCCAAGGTCGGCGTTCCTCTGGCCGACCTGATCATCGAAGCCGCCAAGCAGTCGCAGGCGGACGCTAACTAACCAAGCACGATGACGGACCACCACGCTTTCATTCGAGATATCTCAATCGGCGTCGGTGGTCCGGTCATCGGCATCATGGGGAACGCCATGTTCTCCGATCCGAATCTCAAGACTATCTCACTGGCACTTGGCGCGCTCGCCGCGCTTCTTACATGCGCCGTGAAAGCAGTCGAACTTTATCGCAAACTCAAAAACGACAAATGAACCCGAACATTTCCTCTCTTCTCCGCCACGGTCTTAGCGCGCTCGGCGGTTTCCTCGTCGCCAAAGGGTTGGCCAGTGCTGATCAGGTTGCCGAGATTGCTGGTGCGACTGTCACCCTGATCGGCGCTGCCTGGTCGATCTGGAAGAACAAGCAATCAGCCGCTGCCGCACCCGCCAAACAGACGGAATGAACTTCCTGGCCGACTTCGTGATGAAGCTGGTCATCTGGCTTCATTCGCTGACGACCAAGGATACGACGAGCGAAGATGCTAAGAAGCAACCCGATCTTAAGCGCGGTCTTCTTGATCGTGTGCGCGAGCATGAGCGTGAGCTGCGCGAGCCGGGTGATTTACGTCCCCCACGGTGAGCCTGTGCGCCTCGCTGAGGACGTTAAGGCTAAGGTTTGGGTCGTTGACGCCAGCGGCAAAACGGTGCGTAGTAAGAACCGTATTACCATCCATGAAGGCTGGTATGCGCTTCCAAAGGAATGAGCTACAACGCACCGTACAAAGGTTCTCCCGCTGTCCGATCATCCGGTAGCGGACCTTACAAGCAGTCGCCGCCGCCCAAGCCTCCGGTTAAGCCGAAGCCGCAGCCGGTTCCGAGTGGCAGCGGACCGTATCGTAAATGATTCAAACGAAAATCCCCCGGTGGTAATGAAAACCATCGGGGGATAATTGTTTCGGAGAGTGGTGTCAGCGTCCTAACGACTTCATCACGCTGGCAACGAAGTCCTCGCTCTTCGCAGCATTCGTGTTGGCCGGACGAGAGCCGCCGGTCGTCGCGCGCGAGCTGACTCCAGGTTCGCTTCCGCGATACTTGGATAATTCAGCCTGGAGACGCTTGTTCACCTCGACCTGAGCATAGAGCAGCTCGCGGTACTTGGGAGCGGCAGCAGCCCACAGAGCAGCCTTGGCCAGATCTTCTTCGCTGTTCTCACCGTTGAAGATTTGCTGAGCGAGACTCAGGCGCTGATTGAGTTCGCTGTTCCACTCCTCGTCGTTCTCGCGCGGCTCAAAGATTTCGAGCGAACGAGCGTCGCTGGAAACCTTCTGCCAAGTCTTCGTGGCCGACTCCAATGCGGCCTTCGTTCCTTCCTCGTTGTCCTGCTGGTACTTGGAGATGACCGCATCGTAATCGGCCTTGGCTTCCGACAACTCGGACGCGCGTTCGCCATTGATTTCGTCGTACTTGACGATGAGAGCGCCGAGTTTGGCCTTCTTGGACGGTGAAAGACCCTCAACGATGTCGTCGATCTGCGAGTTGCGATAGTCGCTTTCGGGCGATTTCAGGAGCGAAACAAGGCGTTCGCCATCGGTTCCGACAAGGTTCTTCACCGAATCGAACACCCCGCTGATCTTGCCTTCGTACTTCTTGATGAAGTCGGGATGACGCTCGATGTCCAGCAAGCGAACACGCTCTGAAAGCGCATCACGCTCTTCCTGCAACGTCTTGAGCTGAGATTCGAAGTCGGGGTTGGTGGATTTGCCAGCCTTCAGCTCGTCCAGTTGCTTGGCCAACTGCGCCTTCTCCTCCTTGATCTTGCGGAAAGCATCGGCGGCTTTCGTAGACTTGATCGTCTCGGGGATGTCCGCGTCGTCGGCGGCGGCAGGAGCGGCGGCGGGTTCAGCCGTCTTTTTGCTGCTACCGAACATCCGCTCGATGTCCTTCTCAGCTTTACTGAGCTTCGGAGATGTATCGTCGGTCTTCTGCTGCTTTTTCGGCTGCTCGGTAACCTGAGTCGCAGCATTTGCGGCTTCATTGGCCGACGCGGCATCGTCGATTCCGCTCGCTTTGAATGCGTCGATGAACGAACTGCCAAAGTCGGGAGACTGGCTGTTGACGAGAGGTGAATTCAGGGGTTCTTCCATATTTTTAGAGATTAGTACGATTTCTCAAAAGTCGCTTCAGGTTCTTTCGCTGTTTCAATTACGGCCAATTTACGGAGGTTTTCAAGACAATGCGCGTAGCCAGCGGTTACACCGGCAGCGAAAATAATGTCCGATTCCTTGCTGCCATGAGACGGCATCGGCACCGGAATCGACTCCGACACGATTCGAATCGCCATTCGAAGAATTGGATTCCTCATAATCGCAGCAAGCTCAGCCTGTTGGCCATCGTTCTGCCAATCGCTCAGGTTTACTTCAGGCAGATTCAGCAGATCCTGCTTCGTCTGATTGCTTGGGTTCTTCGTCAATCCTCTTAGCCAGTTCATTGTATTTAGACTTCTTGTTTCGTTTCAGTTTGTGCCGCTCGGGAATCGGATCGAGAACGTCCACCAGGGTCGGCGGGTTCTCCTTGTTGACCACATCGCGCTTCGGTCGAATCACCTTCGTCACCTCAAGCAGGTCGGCCAGCGGCAGCTTCATGTAGCCGCAATCGACATCGTTGATGCCGTACGAGATGACGAAGTTGTTCTTCGCGCTATCGAAGAAAGCACCGCACGGGAACACGACCGCAGGCAGTCCAGGCCACCAGTCCTGCTGATTTGTTCCGGTGAGAAGCGGCAACGTCGTCATGCGAACGATGCGGAACGGAGCCTTTGCTTCGAAAGCGTACGCACCCATGTAATACCGGCGTTTATTGTTGATCCATGGCAGCGAGCTGTGGAAGAAGGTCCAGTACAGGCCGTCGCAGAGGATCGGATTTGTTCCGCCGCGAACCTCGCCGAACTTCCAGAGCGGATTGAACTCGTCGGTGACGTACTCAGCTTCCTTTTCTAGCCGCCCATTGAGGCGCACAACGACATGGGGATTGGCCGAATACACCATGTGTGGCGCGTTGTCGTGAACGAAGTAGAGCCAGTTCTTCTCATGGCCATCGTTGATCATGGCCTGCGCGTAGTTGTTGCCGTAGATCGGATCGAACCGGCCCACGTTCAGGAACTGCTTATCGAGCAGGAACATCGCCTGATGCGCGTAGCTCTTGAACGGAACAAACGTGCAGCAGCTCACGCCGTACTTGTCTCCGAACTTCACGACACGCGGATCTTCGAACTGTTCGTTCGGGTAGCTGGCCGTGAGCTGCAGGATCGACTTTTTTGTGGCTCGTAAATCTTTACTCAGCTCGAAAGCCACAATGTCGTTCTTCTCGACGTAGACATCCTCGTCCTTCTCACGCTTATTCCGGCAGCGACGGGCGAAAAGCATGATTCGTCCATCTGCCTCCTGCATGATTGCCGGATTGAAGTAGTACGTCCCCGTTTCCTGCGGCAGAACGATTTTTCCAACCTCCCAATCGGTCTGTTCGGCCAGCTTGGGTACATCATTTTTTGCGTAGCTCATTAGAAACTCGGCTGCGAATTTGATTTCGTCGTACAGTGAAAGCCAATGATCGCGCTCCTCGCGGACCTCGGTGAGATGTTCTTCATGCTCTTTGGTGCGAATCTCCAGAGTCTTGCGGAGGTCTTCGATCTGCATGAGAAGATCGGCCTGACCATCGCCGCCATTGGCGAAGCGTTTAAGAGCCTTGAGGCTGATGTCTCGGATGATGTCTCTCATCATGGATACAAGTTTGTGTTCTCCTGCGTCGCTAATCTCGGAAGAATTCCGTAGAAATTCATCCTGGGCATCGAATCGATCAACATCTGGATGTCGATTGGCGCCCAAACCTTTTGGTTCGTTTCGAGGAGCTTACAAGCCCCCTCGTAGTTTACAAGATATGCGTGGGTACACATGCCTCGAACCAGCCTGTAAAGGTTGGCCGCGATGTAGCCATGATCTTCAACCGGATCAGCGCAGCAGCTTCCAAGGTACACGACATGCCAATCGTTCGGAACGAATTGCAGGTTGTCGTTGGCCAGCGACTTCCAGTTCTTGTCGAGGAACTCAACGTCGTCTTCAACAATCAGGAAGGTGCGATGATCGGTCAGCTTCGCCTCAACCATCCATTTGATGGCCGACCATGCGGAGAAGTGGCTGAGTCCGGCGACGATGGTTTTGACCTTCGCCTTCTCCTTTTCCCGACTGTGGTAGTAGTCGGTCGAGATGCCGCAGTTGTGAGCGCGAAAGCCGTACATTGGAACCGCGTCGATTCCGAACGACTTCATGTAGCTGACGCACCGCTTCTCCTTCTCGCTCTCAGGCTTCGAGATGATGAAGGTCGGTGTATTTTCGAAATCGACTCTCATCGGTTTGGAAGGATGTAGATGACTCCGCGTCGAGCGCCGACGCATCGGCTTGGGTGGTTGTAGTAGTAACTGTAGCCGTACTTTTGGGTCAGCGTCTTCGCCCGATAAATCGCATCCAGCTTGTCCTTGATGTAGCCGAAGCAGATGTCGTGGTTGTTGTAGCTGTCGAATCCAAGCTGCCCGGTCGGC